GCTTGGCGTAGGCGTTCAAGCTCTCCTGTCAAGAAGTTAACATTCTCCCAAGCTAGTTCTTGATTTAATTTAAAGCCTTGCTTGGATTGGCGATAGATAATATCGGCTATAGCCTTTTCAAGGTTGAATGCTGGCATCCAGTTCCAGCTACCCCACTCTTTTTCTTGCAAGTAGAAGAATATATCTTTGTTTACATCACAGTCTTGGTGGCAGTAATTAACCATGTCATAAGAGCATTCAGCCCAGTCTGTTGTCTTGCCAAAATCATTCTTCTTGTTACCTAAGAAGTATCCCCACTCCTCAAGGCTATGTCCGAAGAATCGATCTGGATTTAGCAGCTTAGACATAATAACAGTATCAACTAGCATTATACGATGCCCGTCAACGAAGTCTGGCTCAATTACCGAGTCAATAGAGTCTGGAATAAAGATACTAAAGTCAATACCAAGTAGTTCTTTGATAACTTGGAAGTCAAAGTTTAAACCAAAATGAGCTATGATAAGCCTAACTTCGGTCAGGAAGTCTCTGAAGTCTGCTAGAGGGTTATCACAAAATGGGTTATCACCAAAACTAGTACGCCAGCCTGTATCTATGTCCAGTACGCAGATACAGTGTATTTTTTCAGGGGATTGTGTAAACTCCCCATCTTCAAGGTTGTAATTGTTGTTTAAACCTGTTGTCTCTATATCGAGTACTATTCTGCGTTTTTTCATAACTTTCTCTCTACAGTGCATATAGTATCATTATGCGCCCCACCATGTGCTACTAAAAGTATTTCCTCTATACTAAAGCCAAGGGTTTTACCAATACCTCCAGAATTCCAACCAAAAGATATCACTAAACCACCTACTTTAACTTTTTCTGCTACCTCCCGCTTTCTTTCTGTATAAAAGCTGGACTGAGTATCCTTCATGTGTACTTGTCTACCTATGGACTGATAGCACTCTGAGATTTGTCTTGGACTATATGGAGGATCAAATAATACTAGATCTACAGATTGATAATTAAAAAGTCTAATAAAATCTAGTGCCTCTAGATGATAGTCTGCTTCAAAATCTTCTGACAAATCGTTAGTAATACTACAGTGCTTAAAAGGACTGTTTCTACTAAACGGATCTATAATAATAATGTTAGGAGTTATGTACTTGGAAATTAATTCCTTAATAGGTTTTATAGAAAACGTGTTGTGGTTTGGCATTGCCCATTGTCGGTTAATTAACATGTTAATTCCTAAAATAAAAGCCACGTCTAAGGTGGCCTATTATATGCTCTATTCCTGAATTTGTCAATTACTTGCTAGTATAAACCCACCCTAGTCGTTGCTCAATGAAAGAGCAATCTCGATAGAGAGCCTTGAGCTGCTGACTCAAGCTGGCTGGAAAGTTATTCTTCATCTCTAGACGAAGAGCTTTCAAGTCCCGAATCTTCCCAATATTCAGGAAGTAGTTACGCTCGATTGGCTTGGGCGTATAGCCCTTAACAGCGAACGGGTTAAAAGTTGGTAAAGCAGGCTTAGCTTGTTTTACTGTGTTCATACTTACCTCACTCAAAAGAATTTAACGGTTTATCTAAATAATCTTCTGGGCTATCCCAGTTAGCATCAGCGGCTTCATCAATTGTACTAGGATCAACCCCAACCTCTAACACGTTAGTTTTCGAGTTGAAGTATAAGAATCCCGCTATACCAGTCCCCTCACCATGCCTACGACATTTAGAGAGTTTTAGCTTAGTTGTATTCTTAATGATCTCATTACTAGCCAACTTGTTACGGGAGGCTAGGATATTGTTCATTGAATTTTGTGTCCAAGCACCAGAGCCTTTAGCATCTTCCTCACTAATCTCCTTACCCTCTGAGTTAGCTTTAGAAGAATTATCATTCTTACGCACATGCACTACATTAATCCAATCCACCTTGGTCTTTTTAACAAAACCTACAAGATCAGCGAGGAACTCTTCCTCATCTACCCGCATAGCTCTTACACCTAATGTAGCTGGATCAAATACAATGGTCTTACAGTTAAGACCATTAACAAGATAGTTGACCTTATTCCAGAACATCTCTGCTGATTTAATCTCAGCAAGCTCTTCGATAATGAACAACCTATTCTCAAACAGGTTAGATGTCTTATCTATGGCATTCCAATACTGCTCTTCATCTGTAACTTTAATCAGCCGCGTCTTGTTGTGGATAGAGGACAGCTGTTCTAGCAGCTCCGCCCTATCTGCTTCGAGAGAAAACATAGCCACATTATAAGGAGTATTCTCGATCTCATGTACAATAGCTGAGTTGGTAATAATAGATTTACCAATAGAGCTAGGGGCAATCAAGGTAGTAATCTCCCCTAACGCTCTACCACCCAGCATTCGCTTGTTAAGCTCTTCAAACTCTGGAGGCCAAGGAATTACTTCCCAACCACCTCTGTTTCGTAAAGCCTCGACTGCATCTGCTACACCAACAATCCCCGCTGGGCTGTAAGGTCTAGCTCGCCATATAGATGACCAGAACTCCTCTTGTTTATCCTCCTTGAGCATATCACTAGCATCTTTCTCAGAGAAGGACATTAGTTTCAGCTTCTTAGGTGGAAAGAGCTTGGAAACCTTCTCGGTACAAGCATCTCCAGCTTCATCATTATCGAAGCACAGGTAGATCTCTTCTGCCGTGTCGAACCATTCAAGGTTTAGACGGATATCAACATCGTTCTCTCCGTTCTGAGGGCTAACAAACCCATAGTCCTTCAAAGGTGCGTCCAGAGACTCCTGCTTCCGCTCACAGACTATCTGGAAGCCTGCCATAGCATCTTCCTGGCCTCCATGAATAAACACACGCCTAGGCGCTGTTGCATGGAGATTCTGGCCGAAGAGCATAATACCCTTCTTGTTATCTCCGATAACGCCATCAAAGCACTTAAATGATCCAGCCTCGACCTTGCCTTTTTCAACCAGAGGATGATCTTCTGGGTACTTCTTACGGATCTTGAAGCCTACTATCGTGTCTCTACGGGTTCGATATGTTGGGTAGTAATAGGCATCAATCTCGCCAGTACCAACATCGTTAGATGCCCTGACTCCATAAGTCTCGTAGACTTGTTTCTTAATCTTTCGATCACGCCAGCCTTTAAAAGGTAGTCCTAAAACATCTTCGATGTTATCTGAAATCATGTTTGCCTCATAGTAATCTTCTTGCTTGTCTTTCTTTTTTGGGGTTTGTCTTTGGATCTCTGGATATTCGTATCCGGCTCTACCTACACTAGCCAGTTGATCTGGTTCTAACCTAGAAAAATTCTCACCGCATAAGGCGCTAAAGCAATGCCCGTCGATCCACCCATTAGGTTTTTCATAGGCTGAGAGTGCGTCTGAGCTTCCACAGGCATTGCAGAAGGTTTTTCCTAAGTGCCTACCTTGTTGTAGATCTTGCACCATTTAACCTCTCTGTGTGAAATAAACTAAAATAGGCAATGCAAGAGCAGGCTGGGCAATAGATCTTTCTACCATGCCGTTTAAGCCTAGTATCTTCTGATCCTACCCAGCCACACGCCCTGCAATGGCAGTACTTAACTAACCCAGCCATATAAGGGCTACGCCTAGTGCAGATATTAAGCCCCAAGACACTAGTGAGGATAGTACTATGTATCTCTTTTGTTGCTCATTTCCGAGCTGCTTTTCAGCAAAATCTGTTGTTAGCAGACAAAAGCTTGAAGGCCATAGAAGGGCTATGCTGAGAATCATCTTAATTAAAATCATCCCAATCATGCTACCACCTCGTAAGTTACGCCATTCAGAGCTAGGCGAGTCATAGTGTCAATGTTAATGCAGCGATAGGCATTTTTAGCCATCTCGTACACACCGAGAAGATTGGGGCGGTGTTTGAAGGTTGTATCCGACAAGCGATTAGCTTTGTTATCGCCTTTAGCAACAGGAACTGCAAGAGCTGCTGTTACACCGAGGCGAGCATTCATGGTTCTAGGAGTGCCATCTGCCTTAATAAAGTCTACTGTGAAGATTTTACCTTCAGCGGTATTTTCGATCAAAGCTTTAACTGCACTGCGGGAGATTGAAATAGTCATAAGAGTTTCCTCCAGTTGTTCAAGTTACGGTAACTATACTACTAGCTAACCTAACTTGTCAAGCACTACTTGCAAGTAAATAGATAATGTTTAGTGTAATCAATATAAGGCCAATTGTTAGCGTTACCCACATGGCATGATTGATAAATTTCTTCAAGGGCATAAAGCCTCCTATAATTCAATAAATTGGATTGTTCCACTGTCGATTAAAGCTACTGTGCTAAGTCCGTCTTCTAACACGTCAATACAGTAGTTACCATCTTTTTCTCTAATCTGTCTACCTCTAGTGTGGCCTACAATCTGCTTAACTCCCTCAATAGGGTCAAACTCAGCCCAGTCACACCAGAATAACCCACCTACAGGTTTGCGTCCCCCACGTCTGTAACCAATCTCTTTAAAGTAGCCTCTTTCTAAATATCCTTCTAGAGATAGCGAACCGTAGTAGGCTAGAAGAGCTTTACTAACGCCTGCATGAGATAGCAAGAACCCATCAACTTCGTGATAAGGCTTGAGATACTGATTCATGTTATAAGCATGAAAGATATCTAGCTCAGTCTGTTTTAGCTGATCCCAGCCTGAACAACGCATAGTCTCGTCTAGATAAGACAGCTCATGGTTGCCCATTAAAGCTACAGCCTTGCCTTCACGAGCAGCGTCTAGAACTATTGCAAGTGTTTGGAACTGATCCTCGAATGATCTGTCCCAGCTATCTAGATAATCTCCTAGGAATACTACAGGAAGCCCTGTGTTTAGAGCTTTCTTAGCTACTTCAAATTTGCCGTGTAAATCTCCAACTACTAGTGTAGTCACATCTTCCTCAAAGCTTCACAGAGAAGCGGTTACGTTGTTTTTCAAGAATGGCTTCAGGTACATCGTGAACTGATTTCCCACCATGCCGGTTTTCTACGATTAAGCTAACTACTCGGTAATTGTGTTCTTCGGCCAGTTCTAAATAAGGCACTAGTTCCTTTTCAGTTGTAAAGGTGTTAGATACAATAATCTCCACTCCGTCTAGCATAGCATATAAAACTCCAGTTTGACACCAGTTATGAGCTTCTTGGAGTTTAGTGGCGTCAAAGTTATAATTGCCATCTTTGTCGATGAAAAACATATCAGCTTCAAAGTGTAGTGTCCATATAGATAAGCCTTTTAAGGTAGCCGCCAGAGAGCTTTTACCAGCTCCTGACACGCCTCGGATTAAATATAACGTAGGTTTAGTTTCCATGTAAAAATCCTTCAATAATATGACGACGCTGTTGATCTGAGAATTCTTTCCACTCGTCAATAGGAGTTGTTCTAGTGATAGAATCTACCAGATCATAGTACTCCTCGTCAATAGTCTGACGAAAATTATCTGAGTATAAGGCATCCACCTTAGCGTCGCCCATACGCATCAAGAACTTCTTGGTTAAATAGTAAGGCGACTTGATTTTACACAAGTACTTACCAGACTCGGCATCCCTAATCATAAAGCCTTCATGCTCAACGGTTCTAGACATTTCCAGAACTTCTTTGAAAGTTCCTATAAAATGAATAGGCCTTAACAGTCCCAACCTAAAGGCCTCTCTGTCTAGTAAGTCTTCTGTAAAGTTTGTGCCAGTCGATACATTCCGCATCCCAATCAAATAAGCCCCAGAAATCTCTGGGATAATATGCGGATCAGAGGGATGACAAATCTCAAACAGGTAAGTAAACCCTGTCAGTATACCTAACATCTGAGAAGTTATCCCTTGATCTTTTAAGGTCTGGATTCCGAGTTTAACAAAATCAGAATCAAGTGTCCCAGTTGTAGAGTAAACAACACCATGAACAGGATCTCTAGTTACTGCCAGCATAAAGCCATTGACTTTGTAGGTAGCTGAAACTTCCGCTTCCATAGGAACGTCTGTGCCGTTCTCCTGGTAGTTAAATACTTTGTCGAAGGGCAGGACTACTACTCGTCCGTCCTTGTCGGTTACAGTGCCTCTAGCCTGTAGCAGGCGTGAGTCAGTATTCCACAAGTTCTTGAAAAAGACTTTGTGGTCATACTTGTGTATGGTAAGCCCGTTAGCATAAGTGCGGGAACGGACTAGACCAGCTTTTTCAAGATCTGTGAAATTCAAGTTCATTTTAGTGATGCTCAATAACAGGTTTGTCTTTCATAAAAGCCTCTACTTCCTCGTAGGAATAAGGGGCTAAGTCTGTGCGTGTATCAATACCAACATTCATGGACTTACCTCTAACCGTTTTGTAATTAGAATGAACATGCCCGAATAAACTCCAAGAGCCTCGGTGACAGTGTAGCCATTCCCATACAGGATAGTGGTACATAATAATCTTCTGTCCCGCCACTTTAATAATCTTCTCAGTAGACAAGGAAGTCAGCATACGCCTAATCTTAGGATCAGTCAAGTGTTGATCGTGATTCCCAAGAATAAAATGTTTCTGTCCGTTCATTCTGGACAAGACATCAATAGTCTGATCCACAGTCCCGAAGGAAAAGTCACCTAGATGATACCAATGGTCTTGTGGCCTTACCCTCTGGTTGTGGGCGTAAATAATCATTTCATTCATGTCTTGCACAGAACCTCTAGGTCTAGAGTCTGGGCAGAACTTTTGAATGTTGTTATGGTGGAAGTGGAGATCACTGCTAAAGAAGATGTCAGTCATTTTAGTACGAACCTTTTACCTGATAGTGATTTAGTATAGCCAGTGCTGACTAAGAGATCTCTCATCTTAGCTTCTGCCACTGGATTTGCTGTAATTAAGTATACTTGTTTTGGTAGAACGCCTAGCATTAGCATGAACTGGAGAAGGGAGTACCCGTCTCTTGCCGAGATATCCTCTCCCAAGTCATTATCTAATACAAGTTCTTCGATTATAGGCTCAGTTTGTATGAAGTAGTACGACTCTCCCCAAGTACGGAAAACTAAGTCCATTCCTGGAACTTCTCGGATATCGTCAATTAAGACTTTCATTTTAGCTATCCTAGTAAAATTTTAATTGCGGCTAGAGCTACCCAGAGAGGCCATGTGTAATAGGAAAGTAGTCCCAGAAGTAGTATTACTACCCCAAACCCACACAGGATCTCTTTAAATAAATTTGTAATGAATTTCATACCCACCTCTACTTAATAAAGTCTGTATATTAACTGGTTATCTCCTAACTGTCAAGCTTTATTTTAGTTACACTTTATTCTGGCAATAGAACACTCTGATAGAGATAGTATCCCCATCGGACTAGGCGTAGCCCAGTAAGCCTTCTGAGCAGCGCGTTTAGGTATTTATATAAAATCTATTATAACTAGAAAATATATTCAGGTAGTCTAACAAGTATCAGCTTATCAAGAACTGGTAACGCCAGTCAGTCGCATCGTTTGTATGGTTCACACTATCTCTTGTTTATAGCCCTTCCTGCCTGATAAGGTCGGACTGGGAACTCTATCATCCTCTACCAAAGCTCTCGCTCCCATTCAGTAGATTTGACAAGACCAGTAAGGTCTGGTATTGTCTATTCCCGTACTTGTTAGTAAAATCTGTCATCTATTGGTGACAAGCCCAGAGCAGTTTTACGTCATACTCAGAAAAGACAAGTGCAGTATACTACAAGTTTAAGTGTTAATCAAGTATTGACACAATCTAGTATTACTGGTATTATGCTGGAAATTAATCAGGAGGCTATCATGCTAGTAGACATCACATTTATCGAACAAGAAAGAAGTAAGGCTAGAGGCAAAGACCAACTAGCGTATAACCTGTTAACTACGTTACTAGGGGATTTACAACTAGAGCAGAAGCGTTCTGGTAACACCAATGCTGAACCTGTTATACGCAAGTTTATCAAGTCTGCTGAGTTAGTTCTAGATGCAGCTCCTGGGAATTACCAAGCTATTCAAGAGCTGGCTATTCTGAAAGGTTACTTACCTAAGCAGTTTACAGAAGAGGAGCTTAAGGCTATCCTGTCGCAGCTAGGCCAGAATACTGCTATGTCGTATTTCATGGCGTATCTGAAAGCTAACACCCAGCATAAGCGGTAAGCGTAGCGCATCCGCTTGATGCGCTTGTTAGAGGGCTACATGATGATTGAAAACATTGGCGACCACATGGCAAAGGCTTGCGATTGTGGAAGTGCGAAATTTAACTTGCTGAAAAGTGGTGCTATTGAATGCGATGGCTGCCAGCAAAAACAAACAAACCTATTTTGGAGTTGCGACAATATGAAAATTGAATTGACTGAAGAACAGATTAACAAAATGGTTGACCGCTTTTTAGGGTGGAAGCTGCCGGAAAATTTCAGCCCAGATTGCGGAATAAGTTTCCAGCGTGAATTTAATGTGGAATATATGGCGAAACAGGGCAAGCCGCCAATGATATGCGAGCCGATTGGTACAAACCTACTTAATGCCGACCAAGCAAAAGCAATGATTCTACACATGCTTGGCG